CGCGAGGATGTTCTGGAAGGACTGCTGCGCGTTGCGGTTCGCCGTGTCGGACGTGGTCTGACCGGATTGCAGGAGACCGAGGGCTTGGGCGCGGCGTTGGGTATCCGATTGCTGGATGGCTTGAGAAACCCCGAGGGCTTCCCGGAGCGCGGACGCATTGCCGAGGATGTTGCCAGAAGCCGCTCCACGCGCACGCAATGCCTGCTCTGTGGCCCTTTGAAGGCCTGGAGGCAAAGAACCAGCCTGAGCCAGTTCTCCGCCAATCTGACGCTCCAATTCAGCCCGCATCGAGGCCGACATCCCGGTGTCGCGCAGTTCCTGCGGCAGTGATACCCGCTCGTACTCCGGGGCCGATGGCGCAGTCTCCTCGACGCCTCGGGCACCGGAACGCAGATCGGAGAGGAAACGGTCGTAGAGCTTGTACCGCTCGGGATCCGCGGTCTCCAGCTCCCGGCGACGTTGCTCGGCGAACTGGGTGCCGTACTCCTTCGAAAGGTCGAGCTGGGCCTTGGTGAGTTCCGGGGCCAGCTTGGCCAGTTCCCGAGCGGTCTCGCGGGTGATGTCGATGTCCGACATGCCCGTGAAGTCGTAGGACTTCGTTTGGCCCGTGGCTGGATCGACGTAGGTGCCCTTGCGACCCAAGCGCGATGCGGCCTCGATCTCGCGCAGCAGCGGGTACGTCTCGGTTTGGGCGTAGACCGCCTCGCGGTTTGCCGCCGCCATGTCAGGTGCTTTGTAACTTCCGCCCATAAGAAATCCTCTTGTTGAAAAGCAGGTTGCAGTAACGGTCGAAATCGAACAAGCGGACCTTGCCGGTGGCCGCGTTGCGTCCGCCGATCTTGGTGACGTGCTTTCCGCACCGGCTCAACAGGACCTTCATCAGCGATTGGACGGCGTCCTCCTTGCTGGCCACAACGACCTCGACCCATGCGATGGATCCCTCGGGATCGTTGGCCTGCCAGTCATCGGATTGGGACAGGTCGTTGATGAACCGGACGGCACCGACTCCAACGCACTGGCCTTCGTGCTGGATGAATGCGATGCGCCCCTTGAAGTAGCTCATCCAAGCGAGAAGCTGATCGTCTGACCAGTTGCGGCAGTTCCCCCACTTTTCGCGAAGCAGGTTGATTGCGCCGTGGGTCATTGCTCGGGCCTGATCGAGTCGAGGAATCCGCTGGTCGTAATACTCTGCGGCATCATCCGACCACCGATACCCGTGGATGTCTTGAGCCTGAACTGGATGTTGTTCCATCGACCGCGAGAAATGAGGTTGAAGGACTTGAGGAACTTCAGCTCCTGAGGCCCAACGTCCACACCGGACTCCAACGTGGTAAACGTCTTGCCCATGTCCGTCGAGAAAGCCATGTCGAACGAAGCGGTCCAATCCACGTTCTGGTTCTCCAGAGCGAACTGAACATTGTACCCGGTCTTCTGCGGGATGGGCTCGTTGAAGTTGTACGCCTTGGTGATGATCCGGGACTCGTAAGGATACCCGGAATCGAAGAACGCGGTGATCGGGGATGGATCGGTGCGTGTGTTTGGTAGGTAGTCAGAGAACGACCACACCTGGCCGGAACCCGAGTTTGCCGACAGGACTTCTCCGCCCCACATGAGGATGGGTCCGTTGCTGGAGAACGAGGTTGGGATGAAGTCCGAGACGGACCAGTTGGTCCAGTAACCGATCCAAGCCTTGGCCAGCAGGTGGTAGACGAGGACGCAGTTGTTGGCGTTTGCGGAGCCGGTGAGGATTTCCTGATCGGATTCGGTGAGGATGGGGAGTTGATCCTCGGTGAGGAGATCCTCGAAATCGCTCAGTGGAACAGCGAGCAGGTAGCGGTTGTTCCAGGACACGGCATCGCAGAGGTGCAGCTTGGATCTGTTGATCTTGGAAACGATGTCCTTGATGGGCGCGGAGATTGGCAGGCCAACGTCTGTCTGTGTGCCCGCTTGGATCTGGGCGAGCGAGCGGACGCCGTCGCGTGAGAGGAACAGGACATCGGCACCGACACCGACAATGGATCGGTGGGAGACGCACCCGATGTTTCCCGAGACGAGTCCGATCTCCCAGTCTGCCGGGTCTTGGGAGGGGTTGGCATCGACGTACCAGATGGAGCGTTCCTTGAGAACGAGGAGCCGGAATCCGAACCAAGAGAAGAGTCCGGTGATGGGATCGCCGTCACCACCGATGCGGACGCTGCCGGCTGGATCCCATGATTCACCGTCGAGGATGTCGGAGAAGTGCAGCGTGTCTGGCAGCAGCGTGGTGTCTGCTGAAGCGCAGAAGAGCCGCTGGGTGTGCGACACCAGATAGATCGGCTTCGCAGGTGGAGCGAGAGAAACGTATGCGAGTGCGTGCGATCCGTTGGGTGGACTGATCGTGATGGTTGGCCCGGTGGCGTATCCAGATCCCGGATTGGTGATCTCGATGGCAACCAAGTTTCCGGCTCCAGATACGACAGCAACGCCAGTTGCGGTAACGCCACCCGCTGGAGGAGCAGCGAATGCAATCGTTGGAAGCGTTGAGTGGTTGTTCCCCTCGTTGATCACATCCACCCGGCTGACCTTGCCTGCGGTGATTGGCGGGTGTGAATTCGACGAGTCGATGTACTTCAGCGACCCAACGCCATCGGAGTAGTACAGCTTCTCGTTGAGCTGGGCGAAGTACACGTACTCCGCAGATGAACTGTACGATGAACTGGGGATCGCACCGAACGAGGTCGTCGGGTTGCCAACGTAAAGCTGCCGGGTTGCTCCCGATGGGCTGTATCCAGCGATGACAATCCGCTCCGATGCAGCCGTGTCGAAGTAGAAACCGGAGATGATCTCGATGTCCGTTGGAAGGCTGCTGCCCCAGTAGGAGGTGATTGCTTCCCAGTTGGTGACGATGCTCTCCCACGTGGCCGACAGGGAGTTTCCGATGATGGACTGGGCACCGTACCGGGTGACGAGATTGCCGAAGTCGTCGTAGTCCATGTTGACCGCATCCGCGAGGGATGTGGCCGGGATGCCGTCAGGTCGAGTGGCGGTGATGACGCCGGATGGAAACCCGTTGCTTCCGTCCAGGACGATCTGGTCATCGAGAGACTCTGACGATTGGAATGGCATCAGACGATGTCGTTGAAGTCGTAGGAGTAATCCGAGTCAGGAATGATGCGGCTGATCTGCTGTTGTTGGCCACGTTCCATGTCCTTCATGGTGGAGACGTGAGCGGTTCCCTCTGCGAACTTCGCCTGGGCCTTGGAGTACTGCCGGGAGTACTCAAGCAGATCGCCTTCCACGTAGGCCATGAGTGCGTTGTCTGCGCCACGCAGTTCGATGGATCGGTTGAGCGTGATGGCTGCGGTCTCGCCGAGTTGGCGAACGCAGGACTGCTTCTTCCCGAGGATGAACAGGGTTCCGTTGGCGTTGGGAGTTGGAACCAGCTTGATGCGCGGGATGCCGGACTGGCCGTAGGTGGTCGCGCCATCGGTCATGAGGCGCGAGAGATTGACGAAGTTGTTGGGAGTGGACTTACGGGAGTCCACGTTGTTCCAGATGTTGGGATCAAGCTGGAAGAACGACTGCCATTCTGCGGCGGGGATCTCGATGCCGTCGGTGTCTCCGGTGACAGTGAAGCGGATGGCCACCGGGAGGTCCAAGTAGGATTCCTCACCGGAGAACGAGGTGTAGGAGGAGGTGACGAACGGACTGATGCTCACGATCTCCTGGCCGTCCGTGATGGAGACCGATACGACTCCGAGTGTATCGTTCCACAGTGCGCCATCCCAGAGCATGGCGTAGCGACGGGCGGTGAACTTCTTGGCGAGAGCCAGAGTTGCCGCATCGGTGAACGAGAGCTTGTCGCAGGCTGCCTGAGCGATTTCGGAGATGTTCATGATCAGAACTCGATCAGCTCAAATTGGACCTTGGCGTTCTGTGTGGTGGTTCCGTCGTTGTTGAACCAAGAAGATGTGGAGTCATTCTTTGCGATCTGAAGCACATCCCCACCGGATTGAGGCTGGGATGACCCAACCCAGATCTTGAATGTGTGTGTTGCTGAAGTTGAGGTGAATGTGCATTCAGCATTCACAACAACTTGATTGCTGCCGTTGACCTGTGCTCCGCCAACACCAATGACGGTTGATGCTCCGTCCACAATCCCAACGTAAACGATGGTTCCGTTTCCTACGTAAGCTGGAACGGAAACCTTGATGAGAGCTTTATTTCCGACTGCGCGAGGAGTCCAAGTGTACGTCCAGTCAGAAGTGGATCCGCTCTGTTGGAGAGTGACATATCCACCAGCCGAAACATTGCTGGTCTGTGGAGTGGCAACTGGCTTAACGATCTGCTCCGAGTAGATGAACTTCGCCGCTCCAACGGAGGAGAAGGCCACCAGCTTGAGCTTGTTGGATTCCTCAGAATCCCGAAGCAGCACCGTGTCTGCGGCTATTGGCGTGGGCTTGGTTGCCAGATTGGTGAACGTCACGTTGGCCGACCCAACGGTCACAGTGTCGAGAGCACCGTCACCAAGAGTAGTGTTTCCGTTAAACGTGCTCGGTCCCGCGACCGTGACGCTCGTGATCGTGGTGGGTCCGAGGGCAACACCTCCAACGGTTCCGATGGTTGCTGCGCCGGTACTGAGGAAGGTGCCGGTGTTCGTGATTCCCGCGACCGAGATTGAGGAAGTGAACGAGGTCGTCGAGTTGAACGTGACGCCTCCGTTGAAGATCGCTGCGTTCCCGACCGTGAGACTTCCCGCGAGCGTGTTGGATGCGCCGGCATTGGATTGAACGATGTTGCCGTAGACGGACAGGTTTCCGCCAGACGTGCTGATGTTGCCAGATGCTGCGACCGTGGATGAGAACACCGCTGCCCCGGTGACATTCAGCGTGGACGACAGGGTAGTCGCTCCAGCCGCAGAGAACGTACCGCCAACAGCAGTGTTCCCGCTCGCTGCAACGACGGTGAACTTGTTGGTGTTGACCGTGATGTTGCCATCGAGGACGACATTGCCGGCCACATCCAAGGTGCCGGTGAATGCGGCAGCAGTGGTGGAGAGCTTGAGCGAACTGTCGTTGCCGCCGCCATCGCAGATCGTCTTCAGCGATGAGTTGATGATTGCCGTATCGGTGGTCTTGAGGAGACCCGTGTACGTTGACGAAACCGTTGAACCTGTGAGCGGCGTACCCATATCAGTCTTTTGGGAGTGCATACCATCCGGCGGGGATGGTCACGCGGTTTTGGCTGCGGACGAGATTGCCGTCCTTGGTTTTGACGAAGACGCGAGCCTTGACGGGCTCGGCCAGGAGGACGGGTTCGCCTTCAGGAACGAGGATCACCCGGCTGGCGCATCCGCTCATGGCGATCAATGCGCTCGCGCAGATCACGCTTAAGATCGTCCTGGGGCTGTGCGAATTGGCCATGGGTATCCTTTCCGGCGAGTTCCTCAAGCCACTTGAGGATTGCGGTAACGATTTGACCGATGACGTTCACTTCTCGGGCGTGGCGTCCTTGGCGGCGATGAGGCCGATGCCAGCGGTGACGGCGGCGATGACAGCTGCAATATCGACGTTGGTGGAGGGATCGTTGTCGAAGAGTGCGCGGAGTGCTCCGCCGACTGCGACGAGGATGGCTCCGATACCGGCGATGGTGGTCTTTGTATTCTTCATGATTTGTCCCAGTTCCTGATGTGTTTGATGAGAATGATGATGCCGATGACGAGGCCGACCAGCAGTGAAGCGAACCGGAGGTACGGACTGATGGCGTCGATGAAAGAGATCGCGACGGATCCCGAGGTTGCGCTGGTGGCGATAATGCCGTCTCTGATGTCGTTAGTATTCATCGGCTAGAGAGTGTGAATGCGCCAGACGCGACCCATCATTTGGAGGATTCGACGATCCATTGGGACTCCGGTGGTTTGGCCGGCTGCAATCATTGCGATGTCGCCATTCCAGTATTGCGTGACTGATGGACTGGGACCTCTTCCAACCCAAGTAAGATCGGCAGCGTTTGGACCATCGTTTTTCTGATCCTGCTTTACCGTGTTTACCACTGGAGTCAGTTTTGTTCCAGAGTCCCTCTTTACCGACATCGCAAAAGCATTTGTCGGATCAAAACTTGGAGTGTTTGTGTCTACGTCGTTCCAAGTCGCTCCATTGCCGGCAATCGTAAAAATCTTCGGTCCGGTTGATCCAACAGTAGTGTAGTTACAACCCGCTGCGAAAATGATGTCTATGTTGCATGAGACCATCCTTTGATAGCCGAGGGTTGTGGAATCCAGCTTTGCACAGATGAACAATGTGTCACCTGAATAGAACGGAGCAGGATTTGCATTGATATCCCTCAACGCCATCGATGACTCGTACAGCTTTACGCAAGCCTGGCCATTGATGTTGTACGGCTGCGGAGATATTGACAGAAGCAGGTCTTGAAGGTTGTAGATTGTTCCAACCCTTCCTGTCACTTCGCTTACGTGAGGGTATCCGGTCAGCACCATTCCGAACCGTGAATCAACAACGGCTCGGCACCCAGCAGTTGCCGGATTGAAATGGCGTTGGCGTCGGCGTCCCATAAATCACCAGTAAATCCGCAGGCCAATGAGGCGGGCGTCCGCGTTCAGTGTGTCCGACCCGTTCCCGGTCTTGCGGGCAATCTTCAGCACCAGAATGCGCGAGGCGGCAGCGGTTCCTCCAGCGGTAATTGCCGAGGTCGTCGGAGATTCGTGCAGGTCGCTGGCAGCCAGCAGAGTGTCGGTGGACGTGACCTCGCTGCCAAACGCGGAGTCGATTGCATCATCGTTGGCCAAGAACCTGCCAGAGATTCCCCAGACCACTCCGCCGGAACCGGAGTCAGCGGTCCACGTAACGGACGCCGTGAATGTGGTCCCAGTCCATCCAGTGGGAGTGCGGATCAGCACCGTGGCCGACTCTTCAATGGAAGGATCGAAGTCCACGGTGTCGTAGCCGACCTTGTTGGTGCTGGTCTCCGAGGTGTTGGAGGATGGCCCGTTGGTGATGGCCGGGATGATGTCGGCTGCCCACACGTCGTAAGAGTTGGAGCCACCTGAAGCTCCCGCCAACAGCGTAGCCACCGACACCTTGCAGGTGGTTGACGTGCTGGCATCGACAATCGGCAGGACATCGTTTGCCGTGTCGATTGCCGGGATGGATGTGAGTGAGGAGATTTTAGGCATGATCAGGCCCAGGCGGTTTGCGGAGCGTTTTCAGGACGTGGGCCTTGCTCCGAGGTCCACACGATAAATTGGTCTGCGCCAGTTGGAACGTCGAGGTTTGCAGCGTCCCGGAAGAGGACCCAGTGCTTGCCGTCGGACACAAAGATTGGGTCGCCGTCTTCGTCGGTGCCGGTCTGGTGGATCCACGGACCGAGGATGGCCAGTGCGTAGGTGTGTGTTGCGAGTGTGGTGACGGGGTTGCCGTCCTCGTCGAAAGAGACGAATCCATTATCCAGCCCGAACTGGACTGCCTGCTCCTGGGTATCGAATTTGAGCAGGTAATCGATCATGGCGTGGAGAGGGCTTGGAGTTGGGCGTTGGTCTTGATGGTGTTGTAGTACTGGATGGATTGGATCCAGCCATTCAAGTAGTTGCCACCTTGTCTGTAACCCAACGTCATCTGAGTAACAGTTGGCATCGTCTGCGTAGTGTTTGTAACTGGAGCCAGCCCGTTACAAGAAAACGCATAATCGTTCAGCTTCATCCTGCAAGCATGTCCAACAGGAGAACCGACAGCGGTCACGAATCCTTGGTCAAGGTTGTTTGTGGTTCCTCCTGAATCCACAATGCTGAAACGCTCTGTTCCAGAACCAAACAAGTTTACCAACCTCTCGTTTGCAGTGGTGTCATCAATGGAAAGAGTGGTGCTGCTTACAGCTAGAGTTGGCCTTCTGAACTTAACCACAACCGATCCCTCCGTCTGGTTGTAAAACCCCGTAAACGCCGCCCCGGTGATGGAGCACACGTCGGCGGAGCGGACTAGTGAGCCAGTGGTCGTCGGGATGTAGGACGTGGCGAAGGTACCAACCTCAACAACAAATCCCCATATCAATATTCCGTTTGTTCCGCTTACTGTGTTTGTTGTTGATCCAGCCGCATCAGTTGAACCAACAACCGCGTAGTACGGACCAGCTCCAGCAGTTGATGTAAGCGTCAACCTCCACCATCCGTTTGAATACTGCTCTGCCGTTGCAGTGCATCCGGCGGCAACATTGGTGATAGCTCCAGTTGTCAGATTCAAATAGCAATCTGCACTAAAGCTGTTTTGTATCTTTGATACGTATGCAAAATTCTTTCCTGAAGCCTTTACGAAGACTGATACAGTTACTGAATTTCCTGAACCTATTCCAGAAGAGACAGTCTTGTATGCCTGACCATTGAGCGATCCTGTTGCAGAAGGATAAATCAAATCAGCAGTTGAAGCTCCATCTGGCGCAACTGCTGTGTTCGATGTGACTGTTCCGTTGTATTTTGCCCAAGAAGCATCCGCAAAATCCTCACTCCGAGACACCAGATTCGTCCTCTGCTCCTCAATCAGCAACCCACGGCACAGGCGAGTAACCGGGTCGAAGTCGATGCGCGGCACATTGGTAGCCGCCGCCTGGATCAACCCGTTGCTTCCAACGAACGTGCCGATGCTGGCACGAGTAAAGGTCGGCAGCGGACCAATGTTGGCCACATACGCCTGTCGAGCAGCGAATTGCAGGTCAAGCGTCAGCGCGGGATCATATGGAGTCACCAACCCCTTCTGCGCGTTGAGCCTAAGACTGGTCGAGAGGCGCATGGCTTAGAACGTGATCTTGCCCTTGTACGCAATCACAGTCCCGCTGGTGAGCTGGAAGCTCTCGATGCTGCCAACGATCACCATGCCGGCGGGGATGGTGGTGGAGGTCCAGGTTCCACTCACCCCCTCTCCGGTAATGGACGTGAACACTGCGTTGGAAACCACCTGCAACGCGCAGAACGGCCCGCTCTGAAGCGTGGTCGCAGTAACCAACTGGAACCCGGATGTACCCATCCCAAGTTCGATGGCCAAGTTTGAGATGTCGCTCATATGTCCCAGATCTTCCTGATTTGATTCTTCGTGAAAGTGCTTTCGAACCGGGTTCCTTGCCGGTCTTCCATCCTGCTGAACCCCTGCTTCACCTTGTCCTTCAGTTCAGCTTCCCTGGCAAAGCCGGTGGCAGCGAACCTCGCAATGGGTTGACGCTGCCACCGCTTCCCCTCAATAACGATGGATTCAGTTCCCATCGGAGCGATTTGCTCGATGGACTTTCCGCCGTTTTCAAAGGTGTAGATGGGCATGTCAGGACTCCATCTCGCTGTCGTACTTCTCGACCATCTTCCGCATGGACTTTTCGTCCTCGGGCATCTCGGTCTTCTCGGTATTCTTGTTCTCGTACTCGGCTTACATACCGCCGACCGAAAGGATCTCCACGTAGGCTTCACCCTCTTCGATCTTCTTCACACGAGCCTTGACCTCGGGAAGCGTGACCTCATCACCGATCTCGGGAGCAACATTGCTGTTGTCCTCTGCATCGGTCGAGAGAGCCTCGACAGGAATAGAAATCATGGCGCGATCTTCGTCGGACCCGTTTTCCCCGCAAGCGGAATGGGAAAAGGGGACACCGCCTTGGCGATGCCCCCTTGGTCCAACGGCAATCACCATGATGGTGGCCGTTTTCTTCATACGATTACACCGTGGAAGCGGTCTTGCAGCGGTGGACCAGGTACCAGACCGGGTTGCCGGTGGACGCCGTGTTACCGGCAGCCAGACGGAGCGCGGTGAAGTACAGCTTCACGCCGACAGTGACCAACTGGTTGAGCGGGTCGCTCTTGTCGGGCGTGTCGGTGATGACGATCTTCGGAGAGAGCGGATCGTCGCCCGTGAGGTGGGGGATACCGAACGACTCGTTGCCGAACATGAACGAGGCGATGATGTCCTTGCCGGTTCCGAGACCACCACCAGCCGAAGACGCCTGGTACACAAACTCGTCGGCATCCGTGGAGGAGCCGGTCGAGATGAACGAGTTGGTCTGGGTGACAACGCGGCAGCCGTAGATGGAGCCGACTTCGCCCTTGTAGAAGGGTTGGCCCTTGTTGCCGTAGTTGGAGGCGTTGAGCCAGTCGCTGTCGCGCATCAGGTCGCGGGCCACGCGAGGATCGGTCGCGTAGACGTAGCTTCCGTTGATGAGCGGGGCGCGATTGCGCTTCAGCCGGGTCATCATGTCGAGGATCGCGCTGGCCGTACAGGTCACCTGATTCGCCGTCGTGCTGGCGTTCAAGTCCTGGAACCGGGGCGGATTCGTGGCCACAGCAGCATTGATCAGCGCACCGGGCACGCCGTACACCTTGATGCCGCCCGAGGTGGCATGGGTGTTGATCGCGTCGTCGTTGGAGATCGTCGATTCAATCGCCGTACCAATGGACGAACCGCTGGTGCTCAGGTTGGAACCAACGAGCGTGTTGCGGATGACGGAGTCAACCCACAGAGCCATGTCCAGACCGGAGGTCTTGGTGGCCTGCTGGAGCGAGTTGAACAGGTCCGTGGCCCGCAGGATGTCGGTGAGGCCGATGACCTGACCGTACTGCGCGAGGCCCTTCTCCAGCTTGTTGAGCGCGAGAGCCCGGTAGTTGGAGGCCGCGATGGCGGTGCCTTCCGTGCCGATCGTCTGGACACCGGCAATGCTCGGAGCCCCGAAGCGGAACATGGTGATGGCCTTGTTGCCGTTGTTCTTCGGGATCGGAGCCTTCATCGCGAACTGATCGAGGATCGTCTCCTGCTGGACGATGCTGAGCAGCTCCTTGCTGAAGTAGTTCTGGAACTGATTCGTGAGCGTGGTCGAGGTAGTAACTGGCATGGTATGCTCTTTCTTTTCAATCAGGCTTCACGGTCAAACTCTCGCGCAGCCTTCATCAGGCGATCCCGCTGCTCCTTGAGCGGCATCTTGGCAAAGTCTGTTTCCTCTGCCTTCAGCGGTTGGGTGGCCGTTCCCTTCCCGATTGCTGTTTTCTTCTGGAGCTTGTCCAACTGTTCCTTGAGCGATTTGTTCTCCGCTTCCAGCGACTGAGACATGCCGGCAGCTTTCTGGAGCTTCACGATCTCGACGGCGTGGGCCAGTCCATCGGGTGCTGCCCGAAGGATCTGGAACTTGCCGATCAGGTCCACGGTGGACTTGTACAGGTCAGAATTCGGATCCTTCAGTTCCGGTTCCTTTTCGGACAATCGGAGGTACGTGTCCTCCCACGCCTTGTTGAACCGTTCCTGCTGGACCTTGCTCTGATGTTCACCTGCGGCCTTGCGAGCCTCTGCTGCCTTCTTCGATGCGGCCTTCGCGAGATCCTTGTCGCCATCGGCTTCAAACTCCCGCGCTGCCTTCTCGTAGTCTTCAGCGGTGAACCCTGCCTCGTCCCGGTACGTGTCGGTGGCCTTGGCATCGGTTTGCTGCCGTTGCTTCTGCCACTCATCACGTTCGCGGGCCAACGCTTCCTTCTCGGCCTTGAGGGCCTGCTTCTCGGCGTTGATCGTCTCCCAAGTCTTGCTCTTCCGAGCCTGTTCCTGGGCGAACTTCGACTCCTTCTTCTGCTCGACCTGCTTCGTCTCCTTCTTCGGAGCCTCTTCAGGCTGCGCCTTCGTATCCTCCGCCTCCTCGGAAACTTCCTTACTGGCAGAAACCTCATTCTGAGGCTCCGTTTGCTCGGTTGCAGATGACTCTGTGGGAGTCTCCTGCGTTTCCCGGCTGTCAATATCGACGCCAGAATCGAAGTCCCTTGCGGCTGCAAGAAGACCGTCAGCACTCAACACTTCACTCATGGTTGCCTATTACTCGTCCAGTGACCGGCAAGAGTCACTGTCCGTACCTTGACCCTTAGTTGCTCGTATCAGAATCCGGGTCTGTATCCTGATCCGAAATGGATTCAGCGTTGGCCATCACTTCGATGACCTTCACCAAACTGGACTGACCCATGGCGAAGCCGCACGAATAAGGCAACTGGTTTCTATCGGTGATCGCGGCGGCATTCTGCATGAGCACGGTGTTGAGCAGGACGTTCTTGAACCTCTTGCCGGTGTCGGACTTGAGGAATGCCTCAAGTCGCTCGGCGTCCTGCTTTGTCCACTGCTCGGACGCGACCCATTTCTGGTGCCGCGTGAAGATCCATGCTGCCTTGAGACGGTCGAGTAGCCTGATCATTTCTTCTTGGCGGCTTTGCGGAGCCCAGCGGCAGCCTTCTTCTGGAAGGCTTCCTTGCCGAGCTTCTTGCGCCCGATGTAGGCAGCGAGAGCCTTGGGATCGTCGGCTCCCTCTTTCTTGAGTTGGGTGGCCAGTTTGCTGAAGTGTTTGTTTGATTTGGACTGTTTCTTCATAAAGTCACCAGGCGCGACAGCTCCAATACCTCGGAGTCGTCTTGTCGGTTGCCGTGTCGCAGTTATGGCGTGCGCGGAAGTTCTTTCGGCGTTCCGGGTTGTCCCGTTTGATCTCCATGTTTGGGTCCCCGAACCGGACCTTGATCACTGTTCCCTTCGGGTTTAGCACGTACACGGCTTTCTTCTTCTGTTCGCCGGGCGTGTAGAAGGGTTTGTTGAGCGAGACTTCCTTGCCTTGGTACTTGGCCATGGATGTTATTCCTTAAAACAGTTGCGGCAGAAGGTTTCACCGCGCTCTGAGAGGCGGCATTCGGTGACGTAGAAGGAGTCGCCGCAGGATTGGCAGGTCTCAAGCCAATGGGATTGAACTCCCCACACCAGTCCTGCTGATTGACCGACGGAAAGCAGCTTGGCCTCCCGCTCGGTGGGTATCGGTGGCACGAACCCGCTAGGAAGAATTTGCACTGTTTACAGGAGATCATTGTACGGGAGCGGGAGCGGCGGGAGCCGGCATCTGCGGTTGTTGCGGTTGGAGCATCCCAGTGGATTCAAGGAACTTCTGGATCTCCTTGCGGAGCTTGCGGGCCTCGTTGGTGGACACCTGCTCGTAGCCTTGCAGGAGTGAATCGAGCCGCGTCATGAACGCCTGCTGGGCAGCCGGCGTGAACTGCTGGCCCTGCTGCATGGCGCCATTCAGGTACTGCATGAGGACACCGATACGACCGGCGAAGTTCTGACCGGGCTTGGCCGGCACCGGGATGCCCACGAGCAGTGTCGGGATGGTCTTGGTCTCGTCCTCCAGTTCGTCCTGGGCCTTCTGACCGGGATCGCGCAGCAATCGCTTGATCAGCGACGGGTCGTCCAGCTCCATGATCGACTTGTCCAACTCCACCTGGTCAATCCACGGCGAGTTCTGGAAGAGCTGTTTCCGGTTGATGGCCTGCTGGATCATCATCTGTCGGCTGACCATGTCCATGCCGCCCTTGGGCTCCAGCTCGTACTGGTCGTGGAGGGCCACGGGATCTGCCTCCAGCGAGTCCTCGGCGAAGCGGTAGCGCAGGCTCTTGGAATCGTACTGGATGTACAGGCTCCACGCTTGGCGGTAGAGCTTACCGAGGGCCATACGGAAGAGTCGCGCACGCAAGTCACCGGACTGCATGGACTGCGCGTTGATGGACTGGATCTCGGTAGCGGTGCGTCGGTCGCTGCCACCGGACATCGCGGTGGACATGGCGTAATCCGGCGAACCGATGCGGTTCTCGGCGATGGACCGTGTGGACATCATCTCCTGATCGAAGGAGATGGGCGGTTGCGGCATGGTCACGGGTGCCACGCCGTAAGGCAGGATCTGACCGGGTTGGAACCGCAGGTTGATGGAGTTGGGGATCTCGCGCTCTGCCCGGAACAGCGGGCGGTTGTAGAGCGTCATCGCGTCGTGCTTGTGGTTCCACATCGACGTGAGGCTCAGTTCGAACGGAGCGAGGATTTCGCACACACCGCGAGGCGAGAACCAACCCTTGTCCTTGATCTCGTATGGGAAGTCTACGAACGGGGCTTGGCCGTGGTCGTAGGGCAGTTCCATGGGATCCCGCAGGTCGAGATCCACGGCAGCCGGCGAGTAGGTGTAGACCTCCCACTTGCCGTCGTCGCGCTTGCGGTACACCTCCCAGACGATGACACCGTCGGTGTTGGTGGTGTACGTGATGCCTTCGCGAAGCTGTTTGGCGGACGACTCCAGATTGGTGCCGGGAATGTTGTCGTCGTTGGGGTTACCTCGGATGCGCTCGATGGTCTTGGAATCGGCTTTCCATCCGTACTGGCGGGCCATGCGCTTGTATGCGGCGATGGACATCGGCATGACCTGCACCATCCAGTCGGCGTCCTGAAGATCGACGGTGTAGGCCGGCACCAAGAAGTAGAGGGGATCGATGGCCTCGAAACCCACGCGTTTGTCGCCGGGGTTCCAGTAGCACTTGAGGACACCGCGACCGGACATGAGGGTGTAGTCCACCCAGGACAACACCTCGTCGGTGAAGTTGGTCTTCTCGCGGATCTTGTAGTTGAACCAGTCCTCGGCCACCCGTGTGTAGGCGTTTAGCTGCTGGCGCATCGGTACGAACGTGGCAACAACGTCCATTCCGAGGGCTTGCTGGAGGAAAAGCGGCTTCAGCTTCTCGATGGCAGTGTCGATGAGGGGCCAATGCAGGTCTGCTGCCTTGAGCCACGGCTTGTTCTGCCGGCGGAGCCCATGATGACGGAGTTCGTACCAGCGTGTCTGGCGCGTTTCCCACGGCTGCCGCTGATCGACAGCTTCTTCGATCTGCCCTTGCAGATTTTGCCGTTGTTTGTCTGTCATCATCTCCTCCAAGCGTTATCCACCGACCTCGCAACCTGCAAGCGGACCTGAATCCGGCTCGATTGGCCCGATTTCCTCCTCCATCCGCTGCAAAAGGCTCTTCCCGTCCTCACCCAAGGCGCGGAAGTACTCGTCCATGCGTCTGCCACCGGCAGCACAGAAGGCCAGTACCAGTGCATCCGCTCGATCCGGCGAGTTGATGCCTCGGGAGCGCAGCTCGTCCTTGCCTTCCAGCGAGAGTTTTCCTTTGCCGTTGGTGCGGACCTTGCGATTGATGAACTGGTTGAGCGTGATCTCGTCGTTGCCCGCTGGCCCCAGAACAATCTCGTTCTTTTCGATGGATCGCCCGAATTCGATCCACATTTCTGCGCCTCTCGAGACGAATTGATCGTCCCGGATGGCTTTCTCACCGAAATTCACACGGTTCACGTCCCATCCCTCGGACTTGAGCGCATCGCACATCACGATACCCATGCCGCCGGCGTCCGCGTAGATGTCTTCGGGTCGCAAGCTCCACTTCCTGAACTGGTGGATGAACTTCCCGATGGAATTCATGGTGTCGCGATCCCGCCACGTCACCAATCCCTTGATCACATTGCCCTGGCGCACCGCCAACACGCTCTCGTCGCCACCGGCAGAGAAGTCGCACCCCGCCATGAGTCGTTCCCCCTTCTCCTTGGCCTCCGGTGGGTTGGAAACCGCCTTCTGCCAGTCCGCCGTCTTGACTGCCGTGAGGGAACCGTCGTCCTCCATGAACTCGGCGTAGATCATCGAGCGCACCAGCGGGTGATTCTCGCCCCATCGCTCGATCTGGTCGTTGATCCAGTCCTTCTTGATGTGCGGACAGTCGTGTGCGGTAACGGTAAACGTCTTCCACTTGCCGTCATTGCGCCGGAAGATCTCGTAGAAGTACCCGCTGGCACCACCCGGCGACGACATGAGCAGCGTGCGCGTGGGTTGGCAGCGTTCCATCGACTGGAAGATGCCGTCCTGAACGGATTTGGCCTCGTCGATGATGTACAGCAGGTTGTCTCCCTGACCTTGACCGTGCCAACCCTCGGCTTTCTCCGGGTTGGAAGCTGAAAACCCGATGCACCGGGCCGGCGGCATGTTGGATCCGCGTCTGGTGTACGTGATTTCGCCGTCCACGATGCGGAATCCAACGTCTTCACCGCCCAAACCATTGGCCAACTTCCTAAGGTGAGGCCACAGAGCGTCTTGGACCTGCCGGTAAACGCCCGCTGTACACACCACCAAGCTCCCTGGGAACCGGCACATGTGCCAGATGATCAGGCTGGCGGCCACGATGGATGTCTTTCCGCTGCCGTTGGCTGCCTTGAGGGCCACCTTGGAGTGCTTGTAGTCAGCAGCATCCAGTACGGCTTCCTGCCACGGGTAGATTTCCATCCCGAACATGAGCCTCGGCCAGTTCTTGGCGAGGTTCAGTTCCTTGATGAGCTTGGCCTTCTGCCAGCCTGATATCTTGGCCATGTCAACCTTTCTGGCAGATGCTTACGACGCGGCGTTCGAACGTGTCATCGTACTTCTGGCGTTCGCGGATCTGCCGGATGGCTTCCAGTGCATCTTCGTACACGGCATTCCACCGTTTCCATTCACGATTCACCGGGCACAGGAACTCGACGTAGAACAGGAACTTCATTGGGCCTCCTTCATGGCTTGTGCAATCACCGGGAACTGGATCTCAAAGAGATGGCCAATCATCCTTGCGATCTCTTGGTGCTCCTTCTGCGTGCCGTTGCCGGTACGCACCTTCAGGTAATGGATCCACGACCGCACGTTGCCCTTCATGTACAGCTTCGTGCGCGTACAGAGCGGCAACACCATGCGGGCAGTCTCCCTGCTGACACCTTTGGACAGCAGCAGGTCGTAGCTCTTGAGGCAGATATCCAAGGTCTCAGCCACCTCACGGTTCAACACCCAGTCATCGACCTTGTTTCCACTGGCCTGCCGGTTCTTTGGGTCCTGGGTACGGAGTTCCACCGGCTCAAACCCCTGCACCTCGGCGTACCGCTGGCTGAACTCCTGGAACGAGAAGCTCCGATGTCGCAGGATCTGCGCTGCAATCGCTCTGGAGGTCTCGATCTCCACCGTCCAGTCCGCCATCTCAAACACGGACCAGTGCCCGTTGCGTAGACAGTAGGCCAACAGCTTGTGCCCCGTGTCGTAGTTCTCTTGGTTCTTCGGATTGCTGACCCTCGCGCAGTACACCATCAGGTCTTCCGCCGTCTTCGCTCCCCCAAACAATGGGACAGTCACACTGACAGATTTCACATTCATCGGGAGCCTCTCTTCGACAGGTTCCAAAACAGGAATCCAAACTCACACAGACACACCCACATGCAGGCCAACTGCATCACCGCGTAGGACACACACCAGATCTCCAGAAACAGATTCACTTGAGCCTCCCATTGACGATCCCCCAGACAGTCTGGAGCGATCTTTTGAATTTCTTCGCCAAAGCAGTGTACGTCACACCCTCGGACCGCAACCGGATAATCTCCTTGCGATCCTCGTCGCTCGTCCGTCGCCACTGCCGTTTGCCGTTCACCGTGTACTTGTACACCGATGCGTGGCAGCACCCTACAAGAGCGGCAACCTCCCGCGTGCTACGCCCCGCCGTGTGCAGCTTCCAGATCATCTTCTGCTTGGCTTCACTCAGCTTGGTATTGTTCTTCGGCAAAGCCACCGGCTTCTCGCGCTTGGGTTCCTTGATGGGCTTATCCGGTATCCGCGCCACGACCTTGGGCATGAACTGCTTCATGTACTCGCGGCTAGGTAAATCAATCTTCATAGCTCAATCTTCCATCCTCTGCGTCTGGCGTTGTTGGCGACGATGCGAAGCACCCGGAACCGTGAATCTCCAAACACTTCCGGGACGATACCCGTGGAGATCCACAGCGTCGGTTTGATCTGTCTCGCACCAATCACCAACCACGCCTTTTTCTTCCTCAGCTTCACTCGATGTCTTCCGTAATCCTGATCTCACATCCCGTGTTCAGTTGGGCATACCGCTTCCGCAGCCGCCCATCGGTGACCTGCGAATCATCGTGCCAGATCCCGGCGGACGTAAGCGCATCGAGCACAGCCTTCTCCAGATTGTCCCGGTCCGGTTTCCCGGTAGGCCGCGTTGGAGCCGATGCCTTCAGCACGATGGAGTTTTTCCCGCTCCCATAGTGAGCCTTGGGCCTCGGCAGAAAGAACGTCAGATCACACCGCACCGGGATGCCAGCCGGGAACAGGCCAGCATTCCCGCGCACCGCATGGATGACGCAAGCCTTCCATTCGTTGCTGGTGCCGGGATCGTACATCCGCGCACGACCACCGAACGACGTTGCGCGAGGTCTTGGTTGGCCAACGGGTAGCCCAGGGACAAAGACGGATAGGGATTTCACGCCGTCACCCCTTTCCGGTCTGTGCGTGCCGCGTCATGCTTCCACCCATCGTTGTCCTCGATGCGCTGCGCTCTGGTCGCCTCGTCGCATTCCCAATGGTCGCCGGACTCGGCATAGAACCCGGCTCCGCATCGGAACTCGGTAAACGTCGCCGTCTCAATCTGGATCGGCGCGTTGCAGTGTGTACAGGTCTTACTCATCGTCCGTCCTTGTCCTTGTCGGAGTCCTTGTCGTTGTCCTCATCACACTTGCCATCGAACGTGTAGGCCACCGTGGCCACCGCGCTCGCTGCCGTGCGCCACCCAAGCGAGTAGTCACCCGGTCCGCTGTACCAAGTGCGGGCACTGGAAGATGTAATGACAGGCACCGTGCCGGTACCGATCCACGCTCCGAGGTTGCGATTGGTGGATGCCGCACCGGCCAACATCACCGGGAAGCTGACCAGATTCGTCGTGTTGGATACCGCCACTCCGGTGTACGTCCCAACCAC